AGCTTATACAATTCAGTTAAATTATATCTTGAAAGACGCTGGATTATCGAGTACAAATACTACAACATATTTAAGTACATATTTTCCCAATGGACTTTTGTATGCAAGCCTAGTAGAGGCATTCAGTTTTCTAAAGGGTCCAGCTGACCTATTGCAATTATACGAAGGAAAGTATAAGCAAGCGGTTGAAGGATTTACTATAGAACAAATGGGGAGAAGAAGACGTGATGAGTACATACAAGATTCACCGCGTTTACCTAAACAAGGATAAGGAGAAAAAAATATGGCAATAACACAAGCAATTGCGAACAGTTTTAAAAAGCAACTGTTAGAAGGTGATCACAACTTTGCATCAGCAGGTGGTGACAAATTCAAAATCGCTCTTTACACTTCTTCGGCTACTCTAAACTCAGCTACAACTGTGTATGCAAATACAAACGAAGTTTCAAACACAGGTCAATATGTAACTGGAGGTGGAGCTCTTGTTAATGCTGGAACTTCTATTACAGCAGGTGTAGCAAGATGTGACTTTAATGACAGATCATTTACTGGTGTGACATTAACAGCTAGAGGTGCATTAATTTATAATACATCAGCAGCTGTATCAAATTCAGCTGTAGCGGTATTAGATTTTGGATCAGACAAAACAGCTACTTCTGGAACTTTCACAATTCAATTCCCAGCGCCAACATCAACAGCAGCGATTCTAAGGATCTCTGGTTAATCTTAGGAGGTAAACTCCTATGGCAGGATTTGGTGATAATACATTCGGTTATCTCAAGTGGGGAACATTTGGTGATGAGAATGTAAATGTAACTAACCCAAATGATACACTTTGGGGTGGTGATTCTTATGGCTCAAATTTTTGGAATGGCGGCGGAAATTTAAATGCTGACATTGGTCCAGTTTCAATTACAAGCGAAGTAAATGCAGGATGGGGTTCTGATACTTGGGGTTATGAGACTTGGGGTATATCAGGATTAAATATTCAATTAACTGGAATAGGTTTATCTGTTTCATTATCTTCAGTAACTACTCAATCAGATGTAGATGATTTTACCGTAACGGGTCAACAAGCAACTGTTGTTGCTGGTACAGGAACCGAAGCAAGTTCAACTTTTAATGCCGAAGTAACTGGAATACCTTTAACTGCAACTCTTCAATATCAAGAAGCAGTTGTTGATGTAACGGGTATTGCAATGTCAATGCAAGAAGGTGATGAAACACCAGATGCAAATACTATTGCACAAGTTTCTGCAACATCCGCTGCTACTTGGAATGGAAACTTTGCTTGGGGTTATGGTGTTTGGGGTAATCAACAAGTAACTACTTTAGCAATGTCAATGCAGGAAGGTAATTTAGATCCTGCGCCAGATGTATCTTTAACAGGTAATGCAGCTGCAATGTTCTTAGGTAACGAAACGGTTACTGGAGATGCTAATCTAAGTTTATCAGGAATTTCATTAACATTTACATTAGGTACAGCGGTTGGAGATGCTAATACCATAGCAAGTCCTTCAGGTATTCTATTATCAATGCAAGAAGGTGATGAAGGAACTACTGCAAATGCTAGGGTTAATCTAACTGGAAATGCCTTGACAACAGCAACAGGTACTGTATATAATTTAATTTGGAATCAAGTAAATACGGGCACTACTTCCGTTTGGACTGAAGTTGACACCGCCGCTTAAATAGCAAAATTTAACGTTTGACAGTATTGTCAAATTTTAATAAAAATACAAAACAAGAGGATAAAAATTTATGGCAAATTCAACTTCTGCTAATTTAAAATTAACCGTACAAGCTACTGGTGAAAACTCAGGAACTTGGGGTCAGATTACAAACACAAACTTATTAATTCTAGAACAAGCAATCGGTGGTTATTCCTCTGTTGCATTAAACGCAACTACAGGTGCTACATTAACTTATTCAAACGGTGCTTTATCAAATGGTAAAGATGCTGTTATCAAATTAACTGGAACAATTACAGGAAACGTAAACGTAGTTATTCCTGATTCAGTTGAAAAAACTTACATCATTGAAAATGCAACATCAGGTTCATTTACAGTAACTGTTAAAACTTCATCAGGCACAGGTGTTACTTGGAGTGCAACTGATAAAGGTAAAAAAATGGTTTACTCTGATGGAACAAATGTTGTTGACACAGCTTTCACAGAAGTTTCATCTGACTACTCACCACAATTATCTGGTATCTTAGATACAAATGGTAATGACATCATTATTGATAATGGTGGAGCAATTGAAGACGATTCAAATAATGAATATGTAAAATTTGTAAAAACAGCAACAGCTGTAAATGAAGTTAGCGTTACTAACGCAGCAGCTTCTGGTGCTCCAGAAATTTCTGCAACAGGTGATGATACTAATATAGATTTAAAATTAACTCCAAAAGGTTCAGGAAACTTAATACTTGATGGTATTTCTTTTCCAAATGCAGATGGTTCGGCAGATCAAATTTTAACTACAAACGGTTCTGGTGTTTTATCATTTGTTGATAATTCTGGTGGAACAGATTGGCAAGCAGTTATTACTGCAGACCCTGCAAATGCAGTAGCAGGTCAAGGATATTTTGCTAATACAACAAGTGCAGCTTTTACAATTACACTTCCAACTGCAGCAACAATAGGTGATGAAATATCAATTATTGATTATGCAGGAACTTTTGGAACAAATAATTTGACTGTTGGAAGAAATGGTCATAATATACAAGGAGCAGCAGCTGATTTAACTTTAGCAATAGATGATCAAGCTATCACTTTAGTTTATGTTGATTCAACACAAGGCTGGTTAATAAAAGGATAATAAATTATGAATATATATTGCACAGCTACAAACACAGGAAAAGGTTTTATAACTAGTGAAGATAAAAAAACCTTTAACATTAGACAATTATCTAATTCAGTTTATCATATTGATAATCATAAAGAAGCTGATGGAGCATCTGGATTAGCTTGGATTCAAAGAGTTGGTGCCACAAGAAAAACAGTAGAAGAAGCACAAGCAATAGTAGATGCAGAAATTGCACAAGCACAAGCAACATATGAGTTATTAAGTGCTGATGAAAAAGTTGTAGCTCAAAACCCAAAAAATGTTATATTAAAACCATAGGAGATTATAAATGGCAACAGATCGACAAATAAAAGGAATACCAATTAAAACTTATAGTGGAGACGCACCTAGTTTTGCATTAGGTGATATATGGTTTAATACTACAACAAACAAATTAAGATCTTCTGTAAAATCTGCAACAGCAGGAGTTTGGTCTTCAGGTGGTACAACTCCAATAGCTTTATATGGCAATGGTGTTGCTGTTGCTGGTCAAAGTAATATAAACTCAATACATTATGGTGCTAACAGTGCAACAATACCTGCTGGTTCAAATCAACCAGTTAGTTACACATTTAACCAACCAACTAGTACTTGGACACAAACAGCTGCAAGAAATACAGCAAGAACTTCGGCATCTGGAACTGGAACGTCTTATACATCCTGTTTAATATATGGTGGTACAAATAATGGTCCTGGAACAAAACCTTTTACAAATTCAAAACCAACAGAAGAATGGAATGGCTCTACTTGGACAACTACACCAGCTAATTTAAATTACGGAAGAAATTATGCGGCTGGCTTTGGAAATTCAACAGAATCAGCTTATATTGCTGGTGGGGAAAGTGATCCAACACCTCCAGGCGGTCCACATACAACAGAGGTAGAATATTTTAATGGTACAACTTGGACTTCAATCGCTTCTTTAAATACACAAAGAAGATATTTAAGTGGTTGTGGATCCACAGATAGTGCAATAGTTTTTGGTGGAGATTCAGACCCACCTTATCGAGCATTCACTGAATCTTATAATGGTTCTTCTTGGACAGAAGTTGCAGATATGCCTGCGGCTTCAATTTCGCAAGGTAATGCTGGAAGTTCAAATTCTGATGTTTTAATTTTTGGTGGTTCTGGTCCAGCTTTTACTGATACAACAGTGCTTTATTGGAATGGTATATCTTGGACAGCGGCAAGTTCAATAACTACAGGTGGTGGTCGTCCATCAGGGTCTGGCGGCTCTGCTGCTGCTATCGCAGCATTTGGTGGTGCGGCTCCAGCATATAATACAGTTGAATTATATGATGTTCCAGCTGCTGGAACAGCCGCAGATATAAATTTTACTGTATAAATTATAATTTATATATTGTATTATTAATATTATTATGTTAAATCATAATAATAGAAATATGAATAAAAAAAGAAATATTACAACAGTAACAGATCAATCCACTAAATACTTATCTAATATTTTAGACAAAGAAGATGTTAGTGATTTTAAAAAATTATTGCCAGAATTAAAAGACAGCTGGGCTAAAAAACAAATATTTAGAACAGAAACAGAAATGAGATTTTCTGTTTTATCTGATAACAAATATCCAACTAAAGCATCTAAATATTGGCAATCAGTTAGAGAACAAACAAGTCATTTTACTTCACTTGTTCATTTGTCTCTTGATTTTAGAAAAAATGAAATTGAAATAAAAAAAATTGAAAAAAAATTAAAACAAGAAAAAGATGATCTTGAAAAAGAAATATTATTAGTTGAGTTAGATAGATTGCTTTTTCATAAAGCAGATATGGAACTTGCTGCTAAAGATAGAATGAGAGAAATTTCAACTTGGTCACAAATTAAAAAAGAATTAAATGATGGTTCTTTCGATGATCAAAATGTTAATACTCATCAAGCTCATTCATATAAATTAAGACTACAAGAAGAAGCAAAACATATTCAAGGATTAACTAATCCCACTGAAATTACAAATATTTTAGGCCAATTATCTACCTTAGATAGGATTGTTAGAGAAGGTGAATTAATAAGTCAAAAGAAAGAAAATAAAAAATTAAAAAAGTAAATGGATTACAAAGTAACAAGAATTGGACAAACTGTTCTTACTTGTAAAGTACCTGACGATATCATTACTACAATCAACAAAACTATTGATGAAAAAATAAATAGTTTACCAAAAGCAAATCTTCTTTTAGCTGGTAAAATAAAAGATGAATTTGTTTTATTTTCAGAAGCAGGTAAATTCAACTGTTTACCTCATTTTGTTTTAGATTGGTTTAAAGAGGCTTTTAGTTTATATTTTGAAATAACAGGAAATAATATAAATAAAGCACAAATTTCAAGTATTTGGTTTAATGAAATGAAAAAAAATGAATATAATCCTTTACATATTCATACAGGAAGTCAAGCCATTGGATTATCTTCTGTAATGTTTTTAAAATTGCCATCTAATTTTGGCAAAGAATATTCACAAGAAAATGAATTAAGAAATGGAAGATTAGAATTAGTAGGAAATCAAACACAATTTCATTCTGGTAATTTTTTACCAGAACAAAAAGTAGGTCATTTTTTAATTTTTCCATATGATATGCAACACATTGTATATCCTTTTCATTCAACAGATGAAGTAAGAAGAACCTTATCTTGTAATCTTGATGTTTTTCATTCAATAATCAATGTGGTCAATTATTAAAGGAGTATTTTATGATGCATATGCCTAAATGGCAAAATTTTTTAGTTGTTACACAACAACCTATATTTACTCCAGAACAATGTGATGCAATTATTGATATAGGTAAAAAAGAAAATATACAAGAAGCTAAAATAGGAAATAGTGAATATAATAATAATGCAAGATTAGATTACAGTACTAGAATTACAAATATATCATTTATACCTTTTGATAAAATACCACCTATGTATAATAAATTAGAAGAAGTTATAAATAATATAAACTTAAATCATTTTATGTTTGATGGAGTTAAATTAAATGAGCTTGCTCAATATACAGAATATAATAAAGGTGGGTTTTACGATTGGCATATGGATAGTCATATTGCAGGAATAGAAAGTCCAACAAATAGAAAAATATCAATGACTTGTTTATTATCTGACCCATCTGAATTTGAAGGTGGAGATTTATTCTTTTCAGAAGTTAATAAAGGAAAGTCTCCAATAAAATTAAAAAGAGGACAGGCTGTATTTTTTGCTTCTTTCCTAAGACATAAAGTTGATACTGTTACAAAAGGTAATAGAAAATCTTTAGTTGTATGGTTTGGAGGACCTCCATTTAAATAATGATAAGTACAGAAATATTATTTCCTACTTTTATTTATTTTAAAGATTTACCTGATTCAGATAAATTAAATGAACATTTATTTAATTGTATTAAATCTTGGTATGAAAAAGATAAAACAGGAGTAAAAAGAACTAACTCAGGTGGTTGGCATAGTAAAACAGATATGAATCATAGACCTGAGTATGAACCATTAATAAGAGAATTATTTTTAATGTTAGAAGAATGTAATAAGGATCAAGGTATAACTAATGATGTTGTACTTGGTAATATGTGGGCTAATATTAATCCTCCAATGAGCTACAATAAAACACACATTCACCCTAATTCTTTATGGTCTGGAGTTTATTATGTAACAGCACCAAAAAATTCAGGAGATTTATTTATAGAAGACCCAAGACCAGGTCCTAATATTAATTTACCTAACAAACAAGAAAATATACCAAAATCTTTATGGAGAGTAGTGAATTATACACCAAAAGCTGGAAGACTTATTATGTTTCCATCTTGGCTTCCTCACGGAGTAAATACTAATTTAAACAAAGAAAAAGGTAGAAAAAATTTAAGGATATCTGTATCATTTAATTTTGTTATACATAACAAATAATATGAGTTTTAAAAAAAATAAATATAAAGTTGTTAAAAAAGCTATACCTAAAGAAGTAGCTGAATTTGGTTTTAAATATATGCAACTTTGTGCTGAATCAGATTACTTTTTAAGTAAAAACGGTTTCACAATAGAAAATAATTTTTTAATTGGAAATTTTAAAGATAAACAAGTTCCTGGGTCATATGCAAAATATGCAGATCGTTTTATGGAAACTTTATTATTAGATTCCATTCCTTTAATGGAAAAGCATACTAAACTAACAGTGGTACCAACTTATTCTTATACCAGATTATATAAAACAGGTAATATTTTAGAACGACATAAAGATAGACCTAGTTGTGAAATATCTACAACTTTAAATTTAGGGGGTGATCCTTGGCCTATTTTTTTAAGTCCAAAAGAAAATGTTGGAATACCTGATGGTAAAAAAATTACTTTTACTAGCGAAGCTAAGGGTATTAAAATTAATTTAGAACCTGGTGATATGCTTATATATTCTGGTTGTGAATTAGAGCATTGGAGAGAACCATTTGAAGGTAACATTTGTAGTCAAGTATTTCTTCATTATAATAATGCAGATGGTCCATTTAAAAGAACTAATTTATATGATAGAAGGCCAATTTTAGGTATTCCTAAAACTAAAACATAAGTTTAAATTCTTTGATTTTACAATCAATCTATTGTAATTTACAAAATTATGTTACAAAAATTAGGTTTTAAACCAGGATTCAATAAACAAGCTACAGCGTCAGGAGCAGAAGCAGAATGGATAGATGGAGATTTTGTCCGTTTTAGATATGGTCTGCCTGAAAAAATAGGTGGTTGGAGACAACTAACTATTGCTCAAGAAACATTGCCTGGAGTAGCTAGAGCCCAGCATACATGGACAGCTATTAGTGGCGAAAAGTATGCAGCCATTGGAACACACAAAGGTTTATTCTTATTCTATGGAGATGCGTTCTATGACATTACTCCATTAGATACAGCTATTACATCTTGTACATTTTCATCTACAACAGGTTCAGCGACTTTAACTGTTAACAAAACATCTCATAATTTAGCTGTCGGAGATTACTTTACATTTAGTTCAACTACATTACCTGGCGGTGGAGAAACTGGATATACAACAACAGATTTTAATGACATAGCTTATGAAGTCATTACAGTACCAAATGTAAATTCGTTTACAGTTACAATGGCATCTAATGAAACAGGTTCAGGAATGTCTGCACAAGGTTCTGTATCTGTTAATCCATATGTTACAGTTGGTCCAGCTTTTCAAACACCTGGTTATGGTTGGGGCACATATTTATTTGGAGATTCAACTTGGGGAACAGCAAGAACAATATCTGATGTTATTTTATCTCCAGGACAATGGTCCTTAGATAATTTTGGACAAATATTAATTGCAACTATTGCAGATGGTAAAACATATACCTGGGATGCCGGAGCCTCTGGTGCTAGAAGCATTAGAGCCACTGTTATGTCAGGTGCACCAACAGCATCAGCATTAACTTTAGTATCAGATAGAGATAGACATTTATTTCATTTTGGAACTGAAACAACTATTGGAACTCCATCAAGTCAAGATCCAATGTTTATTAGATTTTCAAATCAAGAAGATTATAATACTTATACACCAACAGCGACTAATACAGCAGGTACCTTTAGACTGGATGCCGGCAACAAGATTGTAGGAGCTGTATCGGGTAAAGACTATGTATTTGTATTAACGGATTCAGCAGCTTATGTAATTCAATTCGTAGGACCACCATTTACATTTTCAGTTAGACAGGTTGGTACAAACTGTGGATTAATATCCCAACACGCCTTAAGTTTTTCTAATGGTTCGGTATT